TCGTTTCTGATTTAAATCTTCAGTATTTAGTTGTTAGTCGGTTTATAGCCTTTATGCTTCGACCTTATTTCTCAGCCATACACAAACCGGGCCATCTTCGGTGTCATGTATTGAACCAATAAACCATCCATTGCCCTCTGGTCGTTCCGGTTCCCATGCAGAAATATCAGCATCACACGCATCAAGGTCAGCACATCCTTCATCTCTGAAGCAGAGGACGTATTGAAGATTATTTTCCTCCATCCAGGCGTTAAACTCTTCCGTTGAAATATATTCCCGACCGTCACAGAATTTTTCATATTCAGGATGCGTCCAGCAGCCATATTCATCACGTACTACTGGTATTTCTTTAATTTCATTCATTTCTGTTCTCCCACGTTTTCAGACTTTCACCACAGAACGGACAAAATGAAACCCGAACTGGTAATTTAGAAAATTCACCGGAACGCAACATCACAAAATCAGGACCGCGAGTTAAACTCTCATTCCAGATTTTGTATATCAGCAGACCTTTTCGCATCGTGTATTCAGCATCATGCTCAAGGGACTTTGCCAGTGCTGCACATGGTTCTATCTTGTTGCCATTAACCTGGCATTTTGATTCACTCACCGCACCACCTCCTCAAAATTCCCCTGATAAAACGCCAGTACGCGCTGCATAACTTCGCTCTTCCGGCACTCGAGACAGATTATGTTCAGACGCCTGTCGTAGCGACGTATTTCTCCGTCAGGTAATGACCAGATAAGGTCCGGATCAACCGCAGATGGTTTCTTCAGCTTTGCCCTTGAGAGCTTTTTACGGGCATTTTGCCAGTCCTTACGCGCCTGTTCAGACGGGAATAACCCGTAACCAGAGTTGTATACATCGCCACTGGCAACCAGCTCTCTGGCCAGAACGCTCATCAGATATCTTGTTGCCCCAGTTTTAGTTTCCAGTTGTCGTAACGTCTCGCGCCCACTCTGGCGTACGAGTTCAACAACCTGCCCTTTAATTTTCTCCCGCTCTTCTTGTGTAAAAACTTTTGCCACAAGCCCTCCTGAAAATTACCTCATGACCAGAAATTAACACTTACCCCCTGAAGCCCGGCGGAATTTCAGTGTCCGGTTCAGAAATGTGATTCACGCAACGCTGCGCAGGCGAACGCCCCAGGCGGATACCAGTTCATCCCATTTTTCCCGGAGTTTTGCCGGACTCATGATGTTTTTTACCCAGAACGAATCCCGCTGGAGACGCCCAAACATTTCACAAATTTGTCTGTGAGTTCTGCCATCCAGCATCCGCATTGTGCGAACGTCATTGGCCCATGCTGTCCAGTTGGGTTCTTTCGGTCTAGTGATCTCGCCATCATCGCTGGCCGCCTGCTCGTAAAGACTCACGATTCGTCCCCAGATCCACTGTGCGCACACCAAATCTTCCTGACTTCCCCACTGGCGTTTTTTCGCACTGAACACAACCGCGTCAGGGTGTCGGGTTAAAAAATCCTGTTCAGCCGTCTGCGGGTCCGGTTGCGAAGCGTCCGGACAAGAAGATCTTTTATCTGACGGATCAGGTTTTAATACTGACGGATCGGGGTCAATCATCGCCCCCCTAATCGGCAGTTTTTTATCAACAGTTGATCCATCAAAATTTGACGGGTCAACCGTTGAGGGGTCAATATTTGACGGGTCAACTGTTAACGGGTCATTTTTTGCCGGGCTAATTTTTCTTTTCGGTTTATATGACTCACGCGCCGCCGCCGCAGCTGCTTCGAGTTTTTCCACATTAAGCCGATAGATATTGCTTACATTACGCCCACCGACCTTACGCTCTTCCTTCGTCAGCCAGCCCTCTTTCGCCAGTTCTGCAATAGCCGATTTCACTGTGGATTCACTTCTTGCACCGATCTGACGCCGGATAGTTTCAATGGCAGGCCATGACACGCCCTCGTCATTGCTGTAGTCTGCAAGACGGGCCATAACCGCCACCCTGGATAAGATCATGCCGGTGAAGGCGCACCCTTCCCAGACAAGACCATGAAGCTTGCTGCTCATAAAACCCCCGAACACCGTGCTTTTAGTGCATCACCACAGCATTCCCTGCCGGGCCGCCGCGATTCATCTGGTCATACAAAACAACCGCTGACGCAACAAAATCATCGACATCCCTTCACCAGCCGATCCCTCCGTTCGACGATCTCACGGTAATATTCAGAACTGTGGCTGCGCATACGGGCCACCAGCAAAGGCGGCATCGCCTTTTCGATCGCCGGTAACAGAGCCTGCATTTTTTCAACAGCATCAGGGGTGTCTTTATCCAGCTAACGGAAAATTTTCTGGGTATTACGGGCCAGGGCTTCCGGATGGCTGTCGTCGTACAGTTCAGGGAACGTCATCCCCAGTTCGAAATAAGTCCGGGCTATTTCAGCTGCAGGAACTTTCTCACCATCAGGGTATGCCCAGGCATTCATCGCCATGCGGATGTGCTCATGTTTGATTTTCATGAATCATTTGCCTCTTGATGCTTCGGGTATGATCGTTTTCGTCATTTGGTTGCTTCATCGACATATTCTGCGAATAACATGACGAGCGTCGTAAGTATGTCCAATCAACATCAGGACGAAGTTCTTCACACAGAACACCACCTTTTGTTGCTCGTTCAATCGCAGGACATCTCTCAGCAGGTAACTGACGTACACCTTTGATCCATTGATTTACGCTTGGAGGAGATACACCTAAAAGCCTAGCCATTGCTGATTGCCCACCGACAACAGCACAAGCTCGTTTGAATGAATAGTTATCTTTTTTCATCGAATGAACTCCAAAAAACACGCAACAATATTAGGCTTAGCCTAATGAAATTGTCAATAGGCTATGCCTAATACATCGAGAGTAGGGATTGCCTAACGCGATGCGCATAGGAGACTATTAAGCAATGCTTAGTGGTAAAGACTTAGGCCGAGCGATAGAGCAGGCCATTAACAAAAAAATTGCATCAGGAGCCGTCAAATCAAAGGCGGAAATCGCACGTCATTTCAAAGTCCAACCACCATCAATCCATGACTGGATTAAGAAAGGTTCGATAAGTAAAGACAAACTTCCAGAACTATGGCGTTTCTTTTCTGATGTGGTTGGTCCAGAGCATTGGGGGCTTAACGAATACCCCATACCAACCCCATCCACTTCAGATACAAAAAGTGAACTTTTAGACATAAACAGCCTTTATCAAGCCGCCTCTGATGAAAAAAGAGCAATTGTGGCTTTCATCTTATCTGGAAATGCTACGGAGCCTAGTTGGGTTGATCATGACGTTCGCGCCTACATTGCCGCAATGGAAATGAAGGTAGCTAACTATCTGAAAAATCAAGAATCAAAACGGAAAAGCCAGAACATCACCAAGACAGGAACTTAAACTTATATGGTCCGACGGGAAATTCCTAGTTCCCGTTAGTTAACTCCTACTACCTCTTCCACAAACCATCACCTATTAGGTTGCGCCCAAATTATTAGGCATAGCCTATTGACAAGTAATTAGGCATTTCCTATAGTTTTCCCATACCAACCCATCCCGTCCCACACAATACAGGGCAATACCTCGAGTTACCAGGCAGTGGTCAGGGGTTAAGTAGCCAGCCCGAGGCGTAAGAACATGACGGCAGGGTTCAACTTTAATAACTATGCAGCAGGTTTTTGTTCCGCTACCCCGGCGTTAAGGGGAAATGAGGTCAGCATGGATACTATCGATCTTGGCAACAGCGAATCTCTGGTATGTGGCGTGTTCCCCAACCAGGACGGTACGTTCACCGCGATGACGTATACCAAAAGCAAAACGTTTAAAACTGAAGCTGGCGCGCGTCGCTGGTTAACCAGAAACACTGACTGATGAGGTTGACGATGGAATTTAAAGATTTACCAGTACCATTCCAGGAAATGGCATCGAATGTGGTTCGCTCTCAACTGGCGACTCTTGACCTGAGTACCGTAGAAAAAGAAACCATCGATACTATATCCGGTAACGTGCGTCGTGCCTTTATCGGTCTGTACGAAGAGAAGCAGCTCTCTGATAACCAGGATTTACATGAAAAATACTTCATGGAATTAATGGACATCATTAATAAAGGATTTGGCTTGTTAATGAAAAAGAAAGGGATTCGAATAGCTCCCCTTGAAAATCATTTTACAGCGAGCAGTATTAATTCCTGTGATTTAAAGCATCACACATCCGATGGGAAAGTTGAATCAAACAACAAAATATCAATTAATCATTAATTTATTCACAGGTGAGGTAGAGTGCGTGCGCCGGACACGGATAAGAATCCGGCACTGACAGTTTACTGAAAAGGATATATCCCTGAAAAGTCAGGGCATAACACGAAAGCGCCCGGCGAAGTTAGTCTCTCTGTATAGGTCGTCGTTAAATTTAATTCGATCGTGCGCTTCCGGTTGTGGCAATCCGCGAAATGGCGCGGCGGTAAGTATGGCGGGGTTATTCCTTCCCCCGTTGAGGACACCGGGTTGTCAGGTTGACCATACGCTTAAGTGACAACCCCGCTGCAACGCCCTCTGTTATCAATTTTCTGGTGACGTTTGGCGGTATCAGTTTTACTCCGTGACTGGTCTGCCGCCCTTTTTAAAGTGAGTTTTGTGATGCGGTGAATGCGGCTGAGCGCACGCGGAACAGTTAAAACCAAAAACAGTGTTATGGGTGGGTTCTCTGTATCCGGCGTTAATTGTTAACTGGTTAAC